CATCATATCAATACTTTGCAAAACAGTGTCTGGTGCACGAAGTTGATTTAAAACTTTAATTGTTAAAAAACCACTCACTTGACCAACAGGTAAATAACTAGAACCAAGCATCCATGGCAAAGTCATTTCGAATTCATCAGAAACAGACAAATCTATAATTTCTCTAAGAGAAATATCAGAAGTCTGTAAAGTTGGTACAATCTGTGGTGTTTTTGTAGAAGGTGTCCAAGTAACTTGTAGTCTACCTGTATGGAACATTGTTTTTGCAAATTTAAACTTAACTATAATACTACCCCTCCAATACTGAAAAATATTAGACAAATAGAAAATAGGTGGTCCAGCAAACCAAATCAAATCAGTCGTATGTGGTGTTGAACCAATAGAATAAATTTGAGACGGATCTGCTTGAAAAGTATACAACGATGTTCCTACAACAGTAGTTGTGGGCCAATTAACAGTCTGAATATATGCCTCACGAGATTTTAAAAAATTAAAAGACATTTCATCCTGATCTGTTAAAGAAAGTCCAACAGAACGAGTTATACCTTGAGTAGACATAAGAGATAGTGGTATGGCTCCATCAGAACCATCATTAGTCGCACTATATCTATCTGCAGTTCTTAACATAGGGGCAATTCCAGTGTCTATGGAAGGTTTGGAGTAACCCAAAGCTCCCGCAACAGCGGCTGCCCCTTTGAATAAAGAATTGGTAGGTCCAGCAACAGTACTTAACATCGGTATACCGGCTAAGGTTGCTGCTGCATCACCTACACAACTTAAAGCGTTTGATATGGTTTTGCCTCCATACAGGCAATTAGCTTCCCTTGTCCTAACAGGTGCTTTATATGTACCACCTTTCCCAGATTGAGCAATAATTGGAGCGGCTAGCTCAATATCTGAAAAGTAGCAATAAACACTATAGTCAACATCAGGATGATTAACATTTATACTTCCTAGTTTAGCAAAAACATCTAAATAGACTCTACCCCAAGTATACTTGGACTCCGCAAAGCTGTAAAAATTACTAGGAGCAATATAAGGAATACTTAACACTGCTGCTGAATCTTTACAATCTATTATAATATGTGGTTGCTGAGATTTTGTTGTCAAATTCGCATTCCTCCAAGTGACACTATGTCCTTGTAAACTCGATTCAATCACTTGTGGTAAATACCTAAGTAACAACATACCTTGTTGGAATGGATTTGCATTTATTACAACTCTTATATGGAAAGTACCACGTATAAGGTTGTACCCTTCTATTTTATTGGCATAATGGGGATTAGTCAACAAGACAGAAGAAGGGTCAACTGTCACTAAATTTGCACTTGGTAAATCTGTAGTAATCCACTGACCTGTGGTTACCAAGTAAGGACGAGCTAAAAATTCAGGAATACTATCGTATCCAACTGAATCACCCATCTTTAAGATCGAAGAGCTATAACATGCTTCAACCATACTGCCATCATCGACAAAACACGTTGTAGCAGTTTCATCACACGATGCAGGGTCTTTTTCCTCGCCTACTTCACTTCTAATTACATTTCGTTTTTCCTGACCATTAAATTTCAGGTTCGCTTTATTTACATTATTTACATTAATATTCATAGTTTTGTTTTGTTTTTGCTTAAATATGTTGTAACTTTAGATTCAAAGCATAGTCTAAAGCTTTCCTCCATGTGGTAATTGGAGGCATACAACCCTTAGTGAGACAACGACTCAACAAGGGGGTGACTTCTTCTTCAAAAGTGTGTTCACCACGCACAGCAATCTCTCCGACTGCAACTTGACAATTTAAAGCAAATTCTCTATCTGTCATAGTCTTTTGTTTCCACTCCATAGGATTCCTAACTGAACCAAAATTCAATGGAGCTACAGTTCTACCTGCAATAGGTTCATATCTAAAACCTCTTTGCAAAAATGTACACGTACTAAGATGTCTAACCTTATGTTGAACACTACCTTTTGCCTCATCAGTAAATACCATACCCAATAAAGCAAACTGCTCAGTTAATGATGTTTGATCAACACCCATATCTAATAAAATATCAGCAATGGTCATTATACTATCATCACCAAAAGTAGTAAGATAAAAATAACACTCTATTTCCCAAACACTTATATCTGGATAATCAATCCTAATAGCCTTTATCATGACATATCTCATCATAATATTGTTTATAAAAGAATTAAAGGGACCAGTCAATGGATGACCAGACGAAAGTCCCCCTAACATCATATAAATAACTGCCCAAGGATTATTAGGATCATTTACAACATGAAAACTCCTACCAAATGCAATTACTGCCATTTTACGAGCCTTTTTCAATTTTTCTGGACCACCTATATAATATATATTATCTGAAACATCATTAGCTAACATCATGCAAAAGGCTCTCACTTTTCCATCCCAATTACCATGGTCACCTGCTATAGTATTATTCTCATTTATTGACTTTAACATATCAACCATAATTTGCCAGTCAATACCATGAGGATTAACACCAATAGCAACACCGCTAGTATTAACATTGCTAGCCAAATAACTAAGTACGGGGCCAAATAACATTCTAATAACAACAACTAACAAAAGTTGGCTACCAGAAACCATCCTATTCTTACCTTTCTTAACTTTGTCTTTATTTAAAGTCTCATTTTTAGAAAAATCAACGAAAACAAAGGCCGGTATTACACCATTCTCCATTTGTTCAATACAAAAATTAGCGTCTTTTTCAAGTTCACGAGACAATTCAGAATCAAGTGATATTGTACCATCCTTATTAGGAAAAATTTCATGTTTATTTGCAGTCTTATAACCAGAAGATGTGCTCATATTAATACCTGGTATCAAACCATCACCCAATATTGCTTGCTCAAAAGACCATTTAAATTCCCTATTTTCACTGGGGGGTATACATGTATTATTAATTCTAGTAGCATATGACTTTGCACATTCTCTCAAAGTTTCATGGTCTATATAAGGCAAACTATCAGCATACTTTGCTCTTGTTTTATATTCAGGATCTCCATATACACGTTCAGGATTACCATCCTCATCATAATTCCCAGTATTCAACATCCTGGGTCTTGGATTACCTGGAACCTTCTCCGGTAAACCCCAAGGACCTAAACCTGTCAAAGGATCGACTAAAGCAGTAGGAACTATCGAATTTATAAAAGAACCAGGAAGCTTTTCAACTAAAGCTATTGGTTCAAATTGAGGAGGGATAAGATGAGTAAGGTCTACTGTATGCACATCTGGAA